ATCAAATGGAATATCCAAGTGTTTCATCAGAAAACTTAAATGCGGCACAGGGTATTCCCCGTAAAGGAGATATATCTAAAGTTAAAGGATATGTAGATGAAGAATTAGAATCCTATATGAAAGTACATGAAATGAAAGCTGCTCCAAAAATACAGCCGATTACGGAACAAACACCACCTACTGAACTTCCTGGCTTTGATACCAAACCTGGTAAATTAGCACCTTTTTCAAATGATGTTCAACCTCAACATGGAAAGACATATCTTCCACGTAACTTTACTCAAACTAATGCAATTTGGATGGATTTATTATTATTTGTCGCAAGTGGTATTCTACTCATATTCTTACTTGAACAACTCTATAAAATTGCTTTAATGTCGGGAATGAAAAAGACTATTCAGGCAATGGATACATTAATTCGACTTCAACAAAAGAGTCACTAGATATAACTAAAATGCACTTCTTTTTTTGGCTCTGTTTTTGTAATAATTCGAGGTGGTAAAGTTACTCCTCCAGGGAGTGGTAATTCATTTGGATAGGATGGAGCCGGTAAAGCTTTCGGGGCATTTGCTTTAGGTTTAAGTTCATTTGGATCCCAAGATATGTAAAGTACACAGATTTGAGGTGGCGGTAAGATTTGAATTAAAAATCCTGATTTTCTTAATTGTTCTACGAGGTAATTCATACAATGATAAATATTATAAAGAGGATAGCCTACCAATAATCCGGGAACTTCATAAAAGGTATTTTGACCTCCAAAACTACTAATAGTACGAATTCGGCGATGGCATATTTCTAAAATTTTATCATAACTCGATTTTTTATAGTTTTCCTTTTTTCGCTGCATGTTATACAATTCATTTAAGCTTATATGTGGGGGCATAATCAAAAATGAAATCCTAATCTAAAGGAAGAGATATTTATATTTCTAATGAATGCAATAAACCCTTATACACATATTGTATTAAGTGGTGGCGGCATGACAGGACTTGCTTATATTGGTATTTATAGGTATTTGATTCAATATGATTTATTTAAACACGTTCATCATATTGTTGGATGTTCTATAGGATCCATTTTTGCTTGTTTATATGCTCTCAATTTAACAGTAGAAGAACTAGAAAATGATATATATGATTTTGTATTAAATTCTACTGCAATGGAGTTTCCAATAGATAATTTATTTCAATTCTTAGATAAAAATGGATTATTTTCAATGGAAAATCTACATATAGTTTTAAATAAAATTTTTGTGAAAGCAGGTATTGAACAACCAGAACAAATGACGTTTCAAGAATTTTCAAAACGAACTGGAAAAAATATTTATATTGCAACAACATGTGTGAATACTCGTAGTTGTAAAGTATTTTCGAATATTCATACACCTAATCAATTGCTTACTCCTGTTATATGTGCTTCCTGTAGTATTCCATTATTATTTGAACCTATATTGATACAAGATGAACTCTATGTAGATGGTGGAGCAGTAAATGCAGTACCACTTGACTGTATAGTTTATCAACCAATTGATCATATATTAGTGATATATTTAGTGATAGATCGTATATGTCAAACAACTGAATTGCTTAAAGATCCTTTACTTTATATGATTCAAATATTAAATGCAATGTTATATAGTCGTACATTAACCAATATAAAATTATGTGATAAATCAAATATTAATTTATTGGAAATCAAAGATGGTCCTATTTCATTTATGCCTATAGATATTTTAGATCAACGTGTTCGAATTCATATTACCAAAGAACAATATGAGCAAGTTATCATGTATGGTTATCGTTGTATATACGAATGGTATAAAAAAAAACAATTTATTGAATTTAAGTAGAATTTTGTTTGATAAATTTAACGAGTTCTTCTGCTTTGCGTTCGCCTTCATAATCGATACGTTCTCCACCTTTTATTTTTAGATAAATGTGAGGGAAACCTTGAATTTTTTCTTTGATAACCTCATCACGAGCTTCTTCAGCATTTACTTTACGAACTTCAACATCTATTTTTTCAGTTTTAACCATTTCTACAAAACGGTCCCATTCTGGGTTAAACTTTTGGCACCAACCACAACCAGGTAGATGGAAATATGATAAAACTGCTTTGGATTCAAAACCTTCATATCGTTTCATAAAAGTATACACAATGAGGGCGAAAACAACAAGAAGTAGGAATACAATAAGACCTTTTTGGAAAGTTCCGTTCATATAATTGGTTCTACAAAATAGATATATTTTTAATTCAATATTATATAATATTTTTCTAATAGTGCGTGTTCTAATCCTTGATAAAGTTTATGCAAACAATATTGTTCTTGAAGACTCAATAATTCTTGAAGAATCATACAATAATAATTTTTATAAATATAAGAATGAAAAGCTTCAATATAATGAAAATATTGATCGAATGTAATTAGTATTATACGATAAGAGCTTGTTTCAAAATTATGAAGATCCCATATATTGCGTAAGATGCATACTAGAACATCTAATTTTTTTAATTCATAAGAAACTTGTTTTAAATGCGCTATATTTCTACAAACAATGATACTACGATATATTGAATATCGTTCATAAATCATATTCATCCATAAATGAATAGATTCTCCAGGATATTGTGGTAATTGAATCCATTCGACACAATCCATATAAAAGTAATTTACTTTATTAGGATAAGCCAATAGTTCTTTATATGGAAATTATGGACGAACCAACGGTCATTCCTTTTTCCAATATGTTAAATGGTTTAAATACAATTCTCTTTCAACCACCGAATCCCATTTTACAAGACATTTTGGCAAAATATCCTTGTTTCCAAGAGAAAACAGAAAATCGTTTTGGAACTTATTCTAAATGGAATCATGGAACACATCTTTCAAAAAAAATATCTAATCAATCTTCTTTGAGAGAGCGACCTAAAATTGGTAATAAAGACATCAGTAAAGAAGCAATTCTTAAAAAAGAACTTCAAAGTTTATTAAATAAACTTACTCATCAAAATTATGATATTCTATTAAAACAACTCAAGCGACATTTTCATATAGATCATATGGAACTTTTTATGGGTATATTATGGAATGCAATTCAATTACAACCTGATTTTCAAGAATTATATATCCATATGCTTCAACAGATTTATCATTCCATTCAAGATGAATGGGTAGTTCTTTTAAATACCAAATGGAACACGATATGGATGCAATATATGGAACATCATCAATGGAAGCTTCCTTATGACCTTGTAGAACGATCTCATAATTATAATGATTTTTGTGATTATGTTAAAGAAAAGAAACGTTTGATTTCTGTCTCACAAGCATGGGCTCGATTGATTAACTTGGGAATGATTCAAACAGAACCTTTTTACCTACTTTCTCAAATATTACAACATATTCATAGAGATATGCAAATTGAAAATCCAATTCATAGTATGTGTATAGAATGTTACATTGAACAATCTAAAGAATATTATAAAACACTTCGTACAAATTTACAAAAGAAAATTCCAGATAATGTTTATCGTAATATATTGGATATAAAATTACTTGACTTACCTAAATCGTGCTATTTTAAAGTCGTTGATTTCATCGAATTAATAGAAAAAAATGAAATTCCTACCTTACGAAAAAACAATTCTATATATGAACTAGAAGATGATGGACTATAAAGATATAATAATTAGTGAATTGGGTATATTACGAAAAAAAGAACAACAAGAAGGAAATACTTTTAAAGCGATTGCTTATTCTAAAATTCTTCAACAACTAAAATCCAAACCAATGATTCGATCGATAGAAGATTTAAAAGATGTGAAAGGTATTGGAGAACGTATTCAAAAAAAATTGGAAGAAATCTTTGAGACAGGACAGCTTGAGGCTGCCGAAGAAGCTCGTAAAGATATTCGTATTGAGATGATTGATACATTTATGAATATATATGGTATAGGTCGTGTAAAAGCAATTGAACTTGTAAGAGAAAACAAAATTACATCGATTGAAGCCTTACGAGAGGCAATAAAGATACAACCGAATCTATTAAATACAAATCAAACAATTGGATTGACTTATTATGAAGATCTTTTAGAACGTATTCCACGAACTGAAATGAAAAAACACGAAAAAATCATTAAAAATATTATCACTAAGGTTTCAAAAAGTTTGGAAATTGAATTGGTTGGAAGTTATCGTCGTGGGGAACCTACAAGTGGAGACATTGATGTATTAATTAAATGGCCAATGACTCAATCCATGGCTGAAGGAAAATCGACACTTAAAAAAATTGTTGAAGAATTAGAATTCCATCCTTATGTGATTGAAAAATTGGCATTGGGAGAAAAGAAATTTATGGGAATTTGTCAACTTCCGGGAGAAAAGACTCGTCGTTTAGACATTTTACTCACACCTGAACCAGAATATGGATTTGCAGTAATGTATTTTACAGGTTCTGATAAATTTAATATAGAAGTTCGTCGTATTGCTTTAGAGAAAGGATATAGTATGAATGAACATGGTTTTACACCTAAAGAAGGTATTGATGTAACACCCTTACTTTTAAACGAAACAGAAATTTTCAACTTTCTTGGTTATCGCTATATTCAACCAAAATATCGTAAAGCAGGCATTCAATTTAAACGATTTCTAGTAAAAAATTCTTAAATAACATTAGAACATAGCTAATATGGATTTTGTTAAAAACTTTGCGAATATTGAAACACTTGCTTATACCCTCATGAGCATTTTAGGTATTGTATTGATGGTTACTACCTATATGTACATCTTAAAATTAGAACGTATTGCATGCCAATGTGCGGAACATCCTTACCGTAATTTCATCAAAAATTATATTCTATTTGCCATTGGTTTCTTAGTGGTAACGACATTTGTTCCCCCTGCAATGGCTGATAAATTATTTGGAGCAAACTTAGCGGTTGTTTATAAACTCATTCAAGTCCTTTATGGTTTCGCAACAGTGATTTTCTTTATTTATGCTTTAATATATGTTCGTTATCTAGTAAAGGAAAAATGCAAATGTTCTGAAGATATACGTCGTGAAGTTCTCTATTACTGGTCCATTGCTGAAATTGTCATCATTGGTGTTGTCCTTGTATTACCATGGATTTCTAAAATTGTTCTAGGTAGTTTAGGTGTAATGATGACTGCAACAAAAGACCTTTTAAGCAAAGAATCAGTAGTTCGTGAAGCAGCAGTAAACCCATTCAAGGCTGCTCGCAAACTTCCATCTTCTTTAAATAAGACCATTCGATCTTTCCGCAAGTAAAGAAATCTTTTAAATTTGTTTTTTCTGTAATTAGTATAAATGCCTACTTCATGTCCTCCTAAAACGATTCGTCGTATATCTTATTCTGCCACTCGCAGTGCAACCGGTACAACTTATAAAGTTGCATCTTCTTGTATAAAAGATGTCGGTAAACCAGGTAAAACGCCTAAATCCCAACGTATTACAAGATCTAAAGACTTTGATTTAGGTACTTATGGATATAAGAACCTTGATGAAAAGAAAATAGATGAACGTCGTGATGTTCTTAAAAAAGCGATTATTAGTGTCAGTACTAAAATGAATGTGAATGAACACGAAGCATCTGTAAAAGTTCTTCGTGAAATTAATTTATTGGCCATCTATAATCGTAATACCAATCCAAGCCTAGCAAAGAAATTAGAAGATGATAAAGAATGGATTATGAAAACATACCACACAAATACTCGTAAGTCAATAATGGCTTAGAGATTTAATGTTTTTTTACCATTTATGGATCCAGGTTTGCGACCACGATTAGAAGATTTACGTGCAATGCCTCCTAAATCGGCAGCATCTTCAATAATAGATGTTATTTCTTCATCAGAAATTGATAGTGTTTCCATTCGATTGCTGGTCATTTGAGGTTTCATTTGAATATCATTACTAATTGTATCAATATTAGGTCCTCGCATCTTTGTTTGATTATTGGTAGAAGATATGGGAGGTGGAATATCACGAGACATATTGCCGAAGTTACCCATACCGCCTCCTAACATACTTCCTAACATTCCAAAGAGACCTCCTCCCATTGGTGAAGGAGCAGCCGGTTGGGGTCTAAGAGGAGGTTGAGGTGATGTTGGAATACTACCGGTTTGCATACCATACATTTGATTAGCGGCGGCTTGTTGGAATTGTTTCATTAAATCTGGATTGGATTTTAGTACTTGTTCTACATCTGGTAAAGGTTGTTGACGGAACATACTGCTTGTTAAATGGAACATGAAGGCACTGCCTGTCAAGCTAAGAAGTAAACGCAATTCAGGTGCCATTTTCTTTCCAGATGATTTATACTTTTCATGCAATTCCTCAAAGATATCATCATAGTCGTTGAGATTTTCATGTACTTGTTCTGACCAGCCATCAAGTTTAACATCAAATGGATCAAAACGAGTATTTAAAAATTCAATACCTGTAATTAACGCCATTAACATTTTACGTTGAAAACGAATGCTTGCATCCACTTCTTTTTCACGTAAAATACGATGATATTCACTTCGCATTTCTTCAAAATTGGATTGCATACTAAATTTGCGAGGAAGTGAATAACCTTTAGATTCTAGACGATCCATTTGATATAGAATTTCTTTCTTCTCATTCATTTCCGTTTCTAAACGAGATTTTTCAGCAGTTACACGTTGTCCAAAGACATCTTGACGACTATCATCAAAACTATTAAAACGAGGTTGTCCCATACCTTGAGTTGGATCAGTATCTCCTGAATCCGATGATGAATCACTTCCACTATCCGATGAAGAATAATCAGAACCATCACGACTCGAAGAACCTGAAGATATCGATAATACATCAGTACTTACTTTTTTCTTATTGATTAAAGAATCCATTCCTAGACTAGGACCCGCTAATCCAGAAGGAGGACTTTGATACATCGGTTTAGATATGTCAAAACTTGGTTTCATAAGTGTTGAATCATCTACTTCAATAATATGATCATTGGTCGACGAGCGCATAATAGGATAATTTTGCATCCTTATTAAAAATCTAAAGGATTTGTTTTTAAATCAATGAGACGCAGAAAAACGATATAAACAAACAATATAAGAAGTCCATTATGTTGATTTCCATCGATGTGGGCATTAAAAATTTGGCTCTCTGTATTTTAGATAAAGTTCATATTCATGAATGGAGAGTGATTAATTTGACCTATGGAAACAATCTATGTACTTCTATTATTCAAGCATTAAATGAACTACAACTACGTTATCATTCCGCACATATTGTGATTGAACGACAAATGACTAAAAAAATGTTAAATATTCAATGTTATCTTGAAATGTATTTTCGTTTAAAAGGCCATTCTGTAATTATTTATAGTCCTAAACATAAATTGGCTGGTACAGGTAAAGAGAATAGTGGAGGTGGTAAATCTTTTTATCAGGCACGTAAGAAAGCTGCTATTATATTATGTAAAGAATGGTTGGATAAATACCCTCAAGAAGGATGGATTCATGAATTATGGAGAACTACAAAGAAAAAAGATGATATATCAGACGCTTTGATGATGGCAATTGCTTATCAATCCAATCCAGTTTTAGATACAACTCAACCAAAAGATATAAGAGCACGTAAACCAACAGCACTTCAACAAGCACGAGGCAATTATTCAAAATGTAATATAAAATTTTTCTTACAAACGATGAAAGCCCCTATTATCGAAGTTGCAATTGATAAGAAAATCATGAAATCCATTTATAAGTTTTGGCCAACACTTACAGATTGTCTTCGAGAATTAAAATTAGAAAAAGATATATTAACTTCGAGTTAATGCTTTTGTTTTTCTGATCGTTTCCATACAGCTTCTTGCAATTGTTTAACAACATTTGGAGAAAAAGCTTTTAGATGATTTCTTATAATTAATTTTGTTAAATAAGGGAAAAATACATCTTTCATATAAATTTTATTTCCTTCCGTAATTTGTTTGCATTTAAGTGCAAGCCATTCATATTTTTTATACATTAAATGATTTAAATCATTGCTTGGGAAGAACGGACATAATAGACCAGAATTAGTGAGGGATAAAATATAGCTACGAATATTAGGATGTTTTAAATAAGCGCTTGGAATATCTTCTAATAAATTTTCAAATACGATATAATTATAATCTGGACAAAGGAGTAATTTATTTTGATGATCGATATAAACAGAGTTGTTATCAATTATTAAGATTCGATTTTCAAAAAGTTCATCCTTTTCTTGTTTAGTAAGTGGCGGATTTCTACCAATAGATCGTAAAATGCGAGGAAATATAGCTTGAAGTGATTTTCGATAATTTCCTCCAACATCTACCGTACAATCATCACGTGTAAAAATAGGACGTTGAAACTTAATTCCATGTGATTTTTCAACCCATTGAATTTCTTTATACGCCCATATACGTTCACTTGCTGTATAGACATAAAATATAACTTGATTATTAAAATACTGAGTTATATCATGTATAAAATTTGAGAAGCCTGGACGAATCAAGTTTTGCGTGGGTAAAAAAGCTTTGGGAATTTTATTATTATTGGGTCGACCTTTTAAACCAAACTTTTTAAAATATTGATGCATGGCGTGTTTTTGAGATTGGTAATCAACACGACCAGCAATTGTTCCATCCCAATCTAAAATAATAATATAGGGCAATCCATCCATCCCTCTTTCTTAACCATAAAAAAGAAAGTAAAATGAATTTCCATTGTAAGAATAAGATATTACTTAACACATCTTATTTAAGAAAATAAAAATTTTTATATTTAATGGAAGAAGCAAAAGCACATCCATAGGCCCTAACCAGACCCTAATCGTTATTATGTTATTAAAATGACTTTATCTTCTATCATTCTTAAAATGACATAGTCTATTAATTTTGCAGGATCTATTTCATTATCAGTTGAAGCATAACGATCATTCATATAATTAAACATATATAAAGTTTCTTCGTTTTCAAATTGTGCTTTTGCAATTTTATTTACATTGCGAGACATACCAAAGTCAATTAAAAAAATATCTGCAATTTGATTGTCTTTTGTAAAAGTTAAAAAT